CTATTCACCTAACGTAGTAACAGATGGCTTAGTTTTCACAGTTGATGCTGCAAACAAAAAATCCTACCCTGGTAGTGGAACTACATGGATTGATTTAGCAGGCAGTAATAATGGAACATTAACAAATGGCCCTACATTTGATTCTGGGAATGGAGGTAGTTTTGACTTTGATGGAGCTGATGATTCTGTACCTATAGATGTTAGTAACATATTCCCCACAGGTAATCAATCCCATAATTTATCTATTAACTGCTGGGTCAAATTACCAAATACCACACAAAACGTAATATTTTTTGGCTCTAGATATGGAGATAGGCTTTATTTAATGATGAATTCTGGAAAATGGACAATAGGATGGGGGGGTGGATGGCAACTAGGTGTTATTGATGCTACTACAAATTGGACAAATATATGTGCTTCTATTTCTAATGGGGTTGCAACAGCTTATGTTGATGGGGTAAGCGACGCTACAAAAACAGATACTTCATTATCAATTCCCTCAATTCTTCCCATTGGTGCCTATTATTATAATGGAGTATGGGACTCTGGTCAATCCCATCCAAATTCAATATCTAATGTAAGTTTTTATAACCGCTCCCTCACTGCCTCCGAAATCCTACAAAACTACAACGCACTTAAAGGAAGATTTGGTTTATAATATTTATACATGAACCTTTGGAAAGTGAAAAAGGAATAACATGGCAAACGAATTTATAGCAAGAAAAGGGCTAATATCCTTAGGGGATTCCCAAGTAACTGGTAGCTTAGAAACTACAAGCAATTTAAATGTAGAGGGTAGTGGTAGCTTTGGTAACAATAAATTCCTAATAGGAAGTAACGTTCCTTCAAATGCATCTTCAGGTTTTAACAGTACATGGGAATTTACCAATACCGGAAATACTTCCCAAATTCTATTACGCCCCGCAGGAAATCAGCAAAGTTTTAATAGTGCTTATTGGGGTGCTATACAAAATACGGGGTACACTGTACAATTATTAGCAGGAAATTATACACAACTTCAATTTGGAAAATCCCCAGGTTCTTCCCCTACCATATGGGCTCGACTTAATAATGATGGATTTTCTATAGGGGGTAGTACTAACGCTACTCAAAAACTCGATGTAAGAGGCAATATAAAATCATCAGGATTCGTAACAGCATCCACATACTACGGCGACGGCTCCAACCTCACAAGCCTCCCAACACAAGACCCATTCCCATATACAGGAGATGCTATCATTACAGGCTCAAATTCAAATATTGATTCTGCTTCTTTAGCAGTAGCTAATTCAGATGAAGAACCTCTTTTATCTCTTACAAATAATGGAACTCTAACTTTAGGACACAATGTTGCTAATACTACTGAGGGTAATTTAAAGCTAATAAACAGACAAGGGGATTCTTGGATGGGTGGTCAAAATACATGGGGTAACATTAGTTCAGGCATACTAATCCAGGCCGAGCCTACTAATACTTTGTACTATCGAAACTTACTTTTTTATGTAAAAAGTACTCAAAGTTCAGCTGCGGGAGTTGAAAAAATGCGTCTTGATTATAGTGGTAATCTGGGTATAGGAACTACAACTCCCCAAGAACGTCTCCATGTAGCAGGTAATGCTGTAATAACCGGCTCAAACTCACTAGCAGGCAATTATGCTCTTAAAGTTACTAATACTTCCGGAGCTGATATTTTAAATGTTGAAAATAATAATGAAATAACATTAGGAACAACACCTTATACTCCTAATGATAGTGGTGAAGTTTCTAATTCAAATGTATACGCTAAAGGAGGAATATATGTAGCTAATACCGCAAATAACTTTGGAATGAGTTATGAAGGTAATAGAATTAAATATAATGATGGTTTAGTAAGACCTACTTTTACTGGCATTTATAATGGGTTTCAAAGTAGTGGAATACTTCAAGCAACAACGGTAAAAGGTGATGATGGGTTAATAGTAGGAGGGGGAATTGGAAACGAAGTAGGAGTATCAGGAGGAAATGATTTAGACATAACTTTTACAGGACACTTTGGTGCTAGCCTTACCTCAGGCCAAAGTTGGATAAGATTAAATGGACCTGGTAGAACATCAAAAAAGGGTCAACTTGAATTACATGCGGGTACCGATCCTAATTTTGCTTATATAACTTTAAATACCAATACCAACGAACGTATGAGAATTACTCATAGTGGTAGTATTGGTATAGGATTAACAGATCCCCAAACAAACCTTCATGTATCAAGCTCAGTAAGCGCCTCCACATACTACGGCGACGGCTCCAACCTCACAGGTATAGCAGGAATCACCTTTAATGGTAGCACAGCTAACGGTCTTGTAACTTATGGAAGTGCTACTACAGCAGATGTAGAATCTAAATTAACATTCTCAAATTCTAACTTATTTGTAGAATCTACAAATGTTGCATCTGGTGGAGTTAAAATTTTTGGGGGTACATACCCTGTAGCTAATGCTTATATCTCTCCCGTTGGGATTTTTACAACTATGCAATTTGGAGATGGAAGTACAGGCCATATATTTGATCTCCAAAATAATAAATTAGCATTCGATGCGGATTCTACTAACACTTACATTCAAGCCGACACTGATACTCCTGAAAACTTAGAAATCCACGCCGATGGTAATATTGAATTAAGAGCAGATGACGAATTACAAATTTTTAGTGATACAGATGTAACGGGTAATATAACAGCAAGTGGTGATTTATCTATTAGTGGATTTCCTAGTGTATCTTCTTCACTAGCCCTAGCTACTACTAGCACTTTCGCTTATGCCCGAGCAATTATGGGTAATGACGTTCTACAAGGAGGAGCAAGCCAGCAGGATTTTAACAGTGCAACGGCACAGAAAGTCAAATTTAACACAAGCGCAGACACTGCAGGAGCAAGTATTACGATTGACACTACAAACAATCGAATAACAGTTTTAACTACGGGCTACTATCAAATAACAGCAAACCTGTCTTTTTTTAGCACTTCAGCAAGAACAACACCCGCTGCAATATTTAAAGTAAACGGCACTACGGATTTGCTTGGAGAGGGTTACGGTTATATCCGCGCAGCGTCTGGACAAAATGACAACAATAACCTTATTACTTGTATCGTTGAGTTACAGGCAAATGACTTTGTAGAGGTTTATGTAGGTGACACCTCAGGTGCTGGTGGGGCTTTATACGCTACGCAAGCATTCTTTGAAATTGGTTCGGTAGGTGGATCAGCAGGGCAAACGGGAGCAACAGGTACCCAGGGTCCCAGTGGAACTTCATATGATGTTGTTGAAATAACAGGCGACACTACACTATCAAGCACCTACACAACTAAATACTTAGTTTGTAATTCTTCTTCACCTATTAATTTAACAATCCCTGCTTCTGCGGCCTATGACACATACGCCGAATTTGTAATGGAACAAAGAGGGGCAGGTGTTATAACGATAGTTGCAGACACCGGAGTAACAATAAATAGCACAGAAACCTTAAAGTCATCTGGTCAGTATTCTGTTATTGGGTTAAAAAGAACAGACTCAAACATGTATACATTAACTGGAGAAAGAGAAGTCACACCATAATGGGTAATTTTTTCCAATCAGTTGCTTCAAGCAGACCCGTTGTTGTTAATCGTTTTCTAGATGATCAAACAGATGTTGTTGCGTTTTATTCTCTTCGTCGATTAATATCGATATACAATGGACCAGCGTTAACTATAAGGAGGGATAGCGATAATCAAGAAACGGACATTTATTTTAATGCAAACGACCTTTTAAATGTAGATGCTATTTATGAATTTTGCGGTTCTGGGGTAAATGCGTATGTGAAGATCTGGTATGATCAGAGTTCAAGCGGATTAGATCTATCTCAAACAGATACTACTAAACAACCCCAAATATTTAATGGTACATCGGTTACTTCAAACGAAGGCAACCCAGCGGTAGGTGAAAATGGTGCTGTTTCATCTCCGGTTTTATCGAACTCTAACTTTACACCAAACGTACAAAACGGTTATTCTTACTTTGTAGCTTGTGGACCATCAGGATATAACGCACCTATCATGAATTTTAAGGACACTGTTATGGCCTCAGAAACTACGGGTCAAGCTACCCATCGCCACGCTTATATAAATAATAGGTGGCAATCAATAAACGTGGACACAACAGGATATCCAAATGTTGGTCAAAGAATTTCTGGTAATTCAGTAATTCAAAACGCTCACTATGATGGATCTGGTAATGGAGAGGTTTACATATCAAGAAATGATGGGTATAATTTTAGTGGCTTAAGCTCTACTTTAGGTTCACCTAGCAGCCAAATTTATGGTAGTGGTATAAATATAAACCATAAAAGAGCCATGAGCGAGCTTATGATATTTAACGCTGACAAATCTTCTATAAGGGACACTATAGAGTCCAACATAAATGATTTTTATGGTTTTGCACAGTTAAACAACCAACTCCTTCTTGATACTTACACTGATGTTTTTTCTGCTTATAGCTTAAGGAAATTAAGATCTGCTTATACAGGAAGTTGTATTGAGGTTTATAATGGGACTAGTTATGCTGATATAGGATTTACGTCTCAAAACGAACTTGATATAGAAGCATTAAATGCCCATTGTGGATCCAATAATGGTTTGATTTCAAAATGGTATGATCAATCTACCACTGTAAACACAGCCGTCCAGACTGCTACGGGCTCTATGCCTCAAATCTACAACGGATCCACCCAGCAAGTATTAATAGATAATGGGAAACCTTTTGCGAGTGCTACAAATAGTGTAGAGAATTGTTTTTTACGAGCATCGGTAATCCCTTCATTAACAAATGCCTCACACTTTATGGTTGTTTCAAGGGACGCTATTGGAACCGGAACCGGAAGAGCAGTATTAGCTTACGGTACTGCTGGGAACCAAAACGATACAGAATATTCAGTACTAGGAGGTAATAGTGGAGATGCCCAAGTTGGTACAGATTTACACATAAATGGGATTCCTAATTCTGCTACACAAAAAAATACTTTCTACAGCGCTCTTGGGTCTTCTTATAGAATTGTAAATTCCCAAAAAAATTACCAAACTGTAGGTGCTGATAATTTTATTATAGGTCAAGGTACATATAATATGTTTGAAACAAAAGAAATCATAATTTTCAATTCAGACCAAAGTAACAACAGAGCAGCCATTGAAGCAAATCTTAATAAGTATTGGAAGGTTTATTAATTTAAAAAATACCATATTTATAACAAAACAACATGCCCAATACTCCCATCTGGCCCGGTTCATCATCTTTCTTCCCAGGGAACACCCCCTTTGGGTTTTATGACAATGATATTGAATTCCAACAGGATGCAGATAAAGTAGCTGTATTCTGTGCTCGCAGATTGGGGTACCCTTTAACGGATGTTGAATTACAAGATATTAGCTTTTATGCGGCGTTTGAGGAAGCGGTAACCACGTATGGTAATGAAGTATACGCGTTTAAATCGAGTGAAGATTATCTTTCACTAGAGGGGTCGCAAACGGGTTCACTATTAAATTATAAACTATTACAACCTAATTTAGGCGCAATCATCCGCCTCTCAGAACAGTATGGTGAAGAAGCAGGAGTAGGGGGAACGGTTTCTTGGAGAGAAGGTAATATCAACTTAAGCTCCAGTGTTCAAACCTATGACTTAAATTCCTGGGCATCCTCCTCAGGTATAGAATATGGCAATTTAGAAATTAAACAAATATTCTATGAATCTACCCCCGCTATTGTAAGATTTTTTGATCCTTACGCAGGTGTTGGAGGTTCTGATGTAGGAGGAATGATGGATCAATTTGGATTTGGAAATATGTCTCCTGGTATTAATTTTATGATGATGCCTATTAATTATGATCTACAGGTACTACAAGCGATTGAACTTAATGATACTATTAGAAGATCTAATTATAGCTTTGAATTGATAAATAATCAATTAAGAATATTTCCTATTCCTAAAGGTCCCGGAAAATTATTCTTTAAATATATTCTAAAAACAGACCGAAATCAAGCAACAGTCTCAGGTAGTGTATGGGATGGTGTAGTAACAGATGTTTCTACAGTACCCTATACTAACCCAACTTATTCATATATTAATTCTATTGGTAGACAATGGGCATTTGAATACACTTTAGCCTTATCTAAAGAAATATTAGGATATATAAGAGGTAAATATACTTCAGTTCCTATCCCAGGAGCTGAAGTAACTCTTAACCAAGCAGATTTAATCCAATCCGCTACCACAGATAAAACAGCTTTAATTGAAAGATTAAGAGCATATCTAGAAGAAACATCTAGAAATAAATTATTAGAAAAAAAAGCAGCAAATGCTGAGTTTATACAAAAAGATTTAAGTGCAGTACCATATACAATCTTTATAGGCTAATGGCATTATTTGGCAGACTCCGTGATATAAATTTATTTACAACTGTTAATAGAGAGTTGCTAGGCAACATTATAACTCAACAATGTGCCTTTTATAAATTTAATTTAAATCAAACTACTATAAACATATACGGTGAAGCAGCAGATGGAGCATTTTATGATGGCCCCACACTATTTAACTGCCTAATAGACAGAGATGCCCAATCCTTCCCAGAAACAGACTTTGGTGTAGACTTCCAATGGTCTATTACTTTTAGATTCTTACGTGAGGATTTAATGGATGCTCAAGTAGTCCCGGAAGTAGGAGATATAATTTTATATTATGGGGGGTATTATGAAGTAGAAACTACTAATGCCAATCAATACATTGTAGGTAAAGATCCTGACTACCCTTATAATGTAAACCCTCTTAACCCTGGATTAGAACAATTTGGATCTGACTTTTCTATAATCTGTAAAACTAATTATGTACCCGGTGATAAGCCTGGTATAACTAAAGAAAGATTATAATGGCTACACAAGGAAGAACTCCAGTACCTAAAACTCAAGCAGAAATAGCTAATAGCTTTGTTAAGCCCTTTGATATTTCAAGGGGCGATCCTAACCAGCCTCGAGATTTGAACAGAGGCAGTAAAACCTCCCTTAAAGACGACTCATCAAAACCATTTTCAGTAGGAATTAAGGATATAGATGAATCTATAATGTATTACTTTCAAAATGTTATTAAACCTTTTGTAGTACAAAACGGTCAACGTATTGAAGTTCCTGTAATATATGGCTCCCCTGAAAGATGGAAATCAGTCCAACGTGATGGGTATTATAGGGATCAAAAAGGAGCAATTATGGCTCCCCTAATAATGTTTAAAAGGAACTCCCTAACCCCTATTAAAGGATTATACAATAAATTAGACGCTAACCACCCAGTTAACGTGGCTTATTCTCAAACCTCCTATAATAAACACAACGCATACGATAAGTTTAATATTCTTAATAATAGAGTTCCCGTTAAAGAATTTCACACTATTGTAGTCCCGGATTACATAACTGTATCATATAGTTGTATAGTATATTCTTATTATGTAGAATCACTAAATAAAATCATTGAATCCATCAATTATGCAGCGGGTTCATATTGGGGGAATCCCGAAAGGTTTAAATTTAAGGCTGATATTAATTCTTTTACTACTATAACCGAGTTAAATGTGGGTCAAGAACGTACTGTTAGAGCTACTTTTGATATAAACCTAAACGGTTATATGATACCTGATATACCCCAAAAAGATCTTACAATAGATAAAAAGCGATATAGTCAAGCTCAATTTGTTGTTCAACAAGAAACTGTAGCGAATTTAAATGACCTTAACCAAGCTCAAATTAATAAACCCATTAATACTAGAAATCCTCAAAACACTGACACAAATCTTTTTATCTAATGTTTTTTTGAAAAAAAGTTAATATTTATAATAAACAGTTTTAATTAAAGAATTTAATATTTATCAAAAATGAGTGAACAAATTAAGTTATCACAAGAAGAGCTCGATTCTATCAAGCAGTTACAAAACGAACAACAAAGTCTAGTTAACCAATTCGGTCAATTAGAATATCAAATGCAGTTGTTAGAGTTACAAAAAGACCAATTAGTGGAAACTATTGGTAAGTTGCAAAATGAAGAAAAAGAAATTGGAACCAACTTAACAGAAAAATATGGAAACGGAACCGTTGATTTAGAATCGGGAATGTTTGCAAAAACTGAATAAAATTAATAACATAATAAAATGGCAGAACAAATAGTATCACCTGGTGTATTTACAAGAGAAAACGACCAGTCATTTATAAGTCAACAACCCGTAGAAGTAGGAGCAGCTATTATAGGCCCTGCTGTTAAGGGTCCTGTTGAAGTACCTACTGTGGTTACTTCATACAGCCAATATGAAAACATCTTTGGAGCTGCCTTTTTAAGCAGCAGTCAAACCTACTCATTTTTAACCTCAGTTTCAGCTTATAATTACTTCCAAAACGGAGGTGATACTTTGTTAGTAACAAGAGTAGCCTCAGGTTCATTTACTTCTGCTGAAAGTGCGGGTATATTAAATGGTAATGGTGGAGAGGTTTCACTTGTTAGCGATGCTCTTTTAACTTCTATAACAACTCAACCTTCGGGAGCTGTAGCAACTTATACTGATGTATCTTCCTCACTAGTAACAGGAACAGGAACATCGGTTACGGCCTCTATAACTTTAAATACTACCACAAACGTAAGTTCTATAACAGCATCGGCTTCAACCGGCACATTTTCTATAGGAGATGTTATTACTTTCCCTTCTGCATCATTGGGAGCGGTTGGCACAGGGGGTACTGATTTAATTATCACTTTAAATAGTGGTGACCTGATAGCCACCGTTACTAATACACCTTTTGTGTTAAAAACCTTTAGTGAAGGAATTATCATGAATAATGATGGAACCTTACCAGCCTCAGATGGTTCCTTAATAAGTGGGTCTTTAGACAACGTAAGATGGGAGATTACTCAAGCATCAACCTCCTCGGGTACCTTCACTCTTAATATCCGTCAAGGTAATGATATTACTAATGAAAAAACGGTATTAGAAACATTTGCTAATGTATCTTTAGATCCTGAATCTGATAATTACATTTCTAAAGTAATAGGAGACACATATCAATCTATTCAAACTGATGGTGATGGAAATAGCTACATACAGCCAACAGGTAATTTCCCAAATAATAGTAGCTATGTATATGTTTCAGCTGTAAACACTCCTACTCCTAATTACTTTAACAACTCGGGAGTTGCCAAAACTGCATTTACATCTTCTATACCTGTAGTAGATAATGGAGCTTTCGGGGGAGCAACAGGTGATATCCTAACTGGAGATGGATTATATTATGAGAATATTACAGACGACGACACCCAAGGATTAGTAGCAGGTAACTACAGTGTAGCTATTAGCTTATTAAATAATAAGGACGCATATCAGTACAATGTCATTTCAACACCAGGTTTGATCCACACATTCCCTACTCATGCTTCAGTATTAAATACTTTAATAGCGAATACACAAAATAGAGGAGATTCTATTGCAATTGTAGATCTTGAAAATTACGGAGCTACAATTACAGCTACCTCCAATGCTGCAGTTTCAATTAATTCAAGCTATGCAGCAGCATATTGGCCTTGGCTCCAAATTACTAACCCAAACACGGGTAAATTAAATTGGACACCTGCTTCAACATTAATCCCAGGTGTATATGCATTTAACGATGCTTCATCAGAACCTTGGTTCGCACCCGCCGGTATTAATAGAGGGGGTTTGAGCACAGTAGTTAGACCTGAAAGGAAATTAACTAGAGCTCAAAGAGATACTTTATATGATAGTAATGTTAACCCAATAGCTAATTTCCCCAACACAGGAACTGTAGTATTTGGTCAAAAGACATTACAAAAGAAAGCATCTGCACTTGATCGTGTAAATGTTAGAAGGTTATTAATCGCTCTTAAATCATACATTGGACAAGTTGCTAACAACTTAGTATTTGAACAAAATTCAATAGCTACTAGAAATAGCTTCTTAGCTCAAGTAAACCCTTATATGGAAAGTGTGCAACAAAGACAAGGTGTTTATGCCTTTAAAGTAGTTATGGATTCTACGAATAACACTCCTGATGTAGTAGATAGAAATCAAATGGTAGGTCAGATATTCTTACAACCAACAAGAACAGCTGAATTTATAATCCTCGATTTCAATGTGTTGCCAACAGGAGCGGAATTCCCAGCATAATAAGAAATAGAAATTGTAATATTTATAACAAAACACGACAATGGCAGTATTAGATCCAAACGAAATATTTTTCACACCCTTTGAACCAAAACAAACAAATAGATTTGTTTTATATGCAGATGGGTTCCCCGCTTACCTTATCAAAGCATTAGGGGCAGTCTCAATAACCCAAGGCTCAGTCCCTTTAAACCACATCAATGTTCAAAGATTTGTAAAAGGTAAAACTACTTGGGGCACTATAGATTTAACATTATATGATGCTATTACTCCTTCTGGAGCTCAATCTATAATGGAATGGGTAAGATTACATCACGAGTCTGTAACAGGCAGAGATGGCTACTCAGATTTTTATAAGAAAGACTTAACGGTCAATATTTTGGGCCCCGTAGGTGATATAGTTTCTGAATGGATCATTAAAGGAGCTATAATCACATCAGCTACATTCGGTGATTACAATTATGATAATGAGGGTGCCGTTGAAATTTCAATGACAGTACAACCAGATTATTGTGTATTGAACTTCTAATACAATTAAAAATATATAAAGAAAGACGTACGAAAGTACGTCTTTTTTGTTCTATTATATATTTATATCAAACATAAATAAAGTTATCAATAAATAAAAGATATGAGCGAATTAACCTTCCCCACAGAATTAGTAGATTTACCTTCAAAAGGTTTACTTTACCCCAAAGACCACCCTTTACGTAGCGGAAAAGTAGAAATTAAATACATGACCGCTAAGGAAGAAGATATCCTAACTAATCAAAATTTAATTTCTAAAGGAACAGTTTTAGATAAGTTAATGGAAGAATTAACCTTAAAGAAAATTGATATTAAAGATGTTTGTATTGGAGATAAAAATGCCATGTTTATGGCTTCCCGAATCTTGGGTTATGGGTCTGAGTATCAATTCACATATGACGGTAAAGAACATAAAATAGATCTATCAACAATAGAACATAAGCCCTTTAATACAACCCTTGTTGATGAAAATGGATATTTTTCTTTTGAATTTCCCAAATCTAAAATAAATATTAAATTTAAGATTTTAACTGAAAAAGACGAAGCTATTATTGAAGAAGAAATTAAATCTTTAAACAAATTTGCATCCCCCGGAAGTGGAGAAGTAACAACTAGATTAAAACATCAAATTGTATCTATTGAAGATAAGAACGATAAATCCGAAATTCGATCTTTCGTTGAAAACCACTTATTAGCTCAAGATTCTAGGGCATTAAGAAATTATATAAAAGAAGTATCCCCTAATATTAATTTAGATTATACTTTAGAAAACGGTGAAACAATTGAAATCCCAATTTCATTAGGTTTTTTTTGGCCGGATCTTTAAAAGAGATCCAACTTCATAGAGCATCAGTTTTTAACAAAATTCACGAAATTGTGTTCCACGGTAAGGGGTATGATTATATCACCACATATAACATGCCCATATGGCTTCGAAATTTTACTTTTAATAAAATTAAATCTTGGTATGATGATGAGTCTGAGGCTAATTCTAAAAGCAAAGAAAAAACATCTAATAATATAGATTTTGCTAATCCTGATAAAAACAAATTACCTTCTAGACCATTTACTCCTCCTAGCTATGG